ACCCGAGCTTGGTTCAAGAAGTGCTCAATGTCTTGGGTCGCGAGAGGCATGGTTCACCTTACTTCTGCGCATTGCCGGGACCCGGCGTGCCGCCGACCGGCGTCCGCTGGCGATTGCCCGTCAGGATTTCGTCGAACATTCCCATAAACGACGCCGCGCGCGTATCCTGCACGTCTTCGTCGTCACGCATCAGCGCTTGACCCACAATCCCGTACACGAACCCCAGCCGGAACTGCGGTTCAATGGGGACGGTCTCACCGGACACGGCGTGGTAATGTGGGACGGAGTTGCCAAACCGGGTCACAAACAGGTCCGCGCGTAGACGACGCCCTTCGAGTAGAGCGGTGTTGAACGCGACCAGAAGCTCGGTATCGGTGTATCGGAAGGGTTCCACCTTGTCGAGCAGGAGCACTCTAGCGTCTTCGATGTATTCCGCGACGGTGGTAAGGCGCATGGACATGGCGAAATCTCACCCGAAAACGGCGAATTTCATGCACGATACGCGGCCGTCATTAAGGGTTGGCTAATGAAACGGGGGGCCGAAGCCCCCCGCTTATGACACTCGCGTCTCCAACGCCGATTACGAGGCCGGCGTGACCTGGGCTTGCACCAATGCCTTGCCATCGACCACTTGATAACCGTAAACCTGGAGCCCGCGCAGGATTTGACCGAAGGTCAATTCGGACCTCAGGGTTTCCACCTTGCTGATTTGGCTGGCGAACGTCAGACCGTGCGCATGACCAGCGAAGATCGGCCACTCGCCCGAGTTGAAGTGCGTCGCGTCGGACGAACGGTTCGGCAGCAGGTTGCTGATGTAGATCGTGAACCGATCCACCATGCCGAGGCGCCCGTTACGGAGCATCGACACGCTGTCGCCCGAGAGGTAAGCCTGCCGGAGTTCCGACTGCTTGATCATGCGGCCAGCCCAAGCTGGCAACACAACCCAGCGCCCGACTTCCGGAACGTTCTGCTCGTCGAGCACCTGGCCCATGCGCATCAGCACGTCCAGGAGTTCGACCTGACCGACGCCGGGGTTGCGCCCCACGACGGCCAGCGGCGTACCTTGAACGCCGAGGTTGAGCGAGCCAGTGATGACACCCGCGGCGACGCCCTGGTTGGCCGAGGCCATCTGGTTGACGATGCCGTCCAGCACGTCGCTGTCAACGGCAATCTTCAGTTGCTGCGCCGCGTCGTCGCTCCACATCGACAGGATGTTGAGGTCAGACTGGACCTCCATCACGTCGTCCAGGATCAGCGAGAAATACTTGCCGTTCCCGATGTAAAGCTCGACGGTGCCACCCGTGGGACGATCCAGTCCCAAGAGCCCGTCGGCGTCGTAATCGTGGATCGTGATCGTGGGCTTGGTACGGATTTTCACCCGGTCGCCCTTGTTCTTGATCTCGCCCTCGTAATCGGTGTTGCTGATGGCGGCGAGCACCGTCGAGGCATAGAACTTCTCAACCAGCTTTCCGGACCAGATTTCGGGAATGAAACCGGTGGATTGCAGGCTGTTGCCCGAGCTACCAGTCGGGTAAATCGGGGGCGTGGAGCCGGCCGTTGCGCCGGGGAAGCCACTGGACGGGATAGACATGGTACTCACCCTTGTTCTCGCGGGGAAGCATCATGCTCCCCCTGTTATCCGCGGACGCGCCCTTCTCGCTGTGCTGCGAAGATCATCGCTTCATGTGTCGCTTTGTCCTGCTCGCGGCCGTTGTAGGCCCCGGTCCGAACGTCGCGGTAGAATGCGGTGATCTGAGCGCGCGTGATGATTGGCTTGTCCACGGGCACCTCCGTATTGCCAGGTGCCGGTTTCGCCCTTCCAGGAGCCGTCAGACTTTCCAGAGGGACCGCGGCAACGCGAGGCGGCTGGGGAGCCGGCTGCGGCTGCGAGGCTGGTTGTCCATGACCCGTGGCCTGTTCCTCGTCGAGGAACCCTTTGAAGAACGCGATCACCCGAGGGGCATCTGCCGCTTGGAATGCCGCGTTCAGCATGGCCCCTCGTACATGACCGGAGTAAACATCCCGTAAAGCGCACCACTGCTTGAAGCGCGGTTCACGGTTAATAGTTCTCCAATCTGGAACCTGGGTATCTAAAGTAGTGTAGACACCCTGCACGCCTTGGTGCTCAACCTGTTGAGCAACCCTGCGATTTTGGTTCTGCACCTGTTGCAGATCAGGCATTACAGCCTCGCGGGCCGCGCGCTTGATCGTGTCGATCAGTTCCGGCCCATACGTCTGCACGTCGGCCTCGGTGAGCAACGGCGCCGGGGGTGGCGGCGGCTGAGGAGCCGGGGCCACCTGACGGATCATCGCCTGGGTGCGCACGAGTTCATCGCCCATTTGGGCCAGCAACTCCTGCTGTTGACCGAGGGTCTGCGCAGCCTGATTATACCGCCCCTGCATAGACAGGAACCGGTGCTGCCACTGCTCGGCCGTCACATGTGCGTCGCCTGTATCGGGTTCGGGCTCTGGCTGCGGCGCGGGCTGCGGCGGAGCAGGTTGTGGTGCGAGAGCGGGCTGCGGCGGAGCAGGTTGTGGTGCGGGAGCGGGCTGCGGCGGAGTAGGTTGTGGTGCGGGAGCGGGCTGCGGCGGAGTAGGTTGTGGTGCGGGAGCGGGCTGCGGCGGAGCAGGCGGCGGAGGGGTTGTCTGATATGCCTGGGCGTGGATCGCATCGGCCGCGGCTGCGGCACGTTTCACGCTGTCAGGGACACGAACGTCCGGGTCCACCGGCAGAAGGGGGGCTGGCATGGTCGTTCTCCTGGTCGCGCACGCGAGTTAGGGCGTGGGCGCGGTTGGTTCACTTGGGTAACTCAGTGAACAATTGTAAGAATTTCCGGGCCTGCTGAGCGCGCCCCTGCGCGTTAAGGATATCGCCGGGGGACGCTTCTGTTACCGCCACGGTAATTTCAGTCACATATTGATTGAGCACGCGTATGAATTGTTCGTAAACGCGCGGATCAGCATTGCTGAAACGCTTCGCGAAATCGGAGATTTTGTGCGGATCAAGGGAGGTCAGCATGTGGGGTTCCGTTCAGTTCACTCAGCCGGTTCAAAATGGCAGGATCATCCCTTAATAAACCACTACCGCGATTGCAACGGGTGCACAGCAGCCCAAGCACCCAATTCGTTCGGTGACAATGATGGACTTGCCAACCGCGGCCCGTGGGGTCTCTGGTTTCACAGGCAAGACAGCGCCCACCTTGTAGCCACAGCAAACTATCAACTTCCATAGCCGTAATACCGTACCGTCGCCTCAACTTTCGATCACGCGAAGCACCGGGATTGTTGCGATAGTGCTCGCGCATAGCTGCACGATTATATGCAATGCTAAGGAATGAACGGGTCATTATTTGGCCCTAGCCCGGGGTTAGCTAACGGAGTAACCTTAGCGTAGTCGTTTATGGAGTTGCCGGCCGGCGTCGCCAGTCCGGTGATCTGGCGCCGATCCGGCAGGTCTGTGACCTGGGAACCTTTGCCTTTGTGCTTGATGACCTGCCCGCCCTTGCTCAGGGGAGTGAGGTTTTTCTTGAACGGCGCCATGGACTTAACCCTTCTTGCCGTAGTCCCGCATCTGAGCCAGCGGCTGGATGCGCGGTGGGTATGGCGCCCGGATCGTATCTGGCCGGGAACCAGGGATAAATGCGGCGTGCGTCGGCGGCGTCGGGACCGACTTGGGAGCTACTTTCCCGGTCTTGACCCCGGCCATCGCCGCACCTTAACGAGCGCTGGTAATGCCGTCGCGAGCCGGCAAGGCACCCGAGAACCCGAACATCTTGCCATTGCCGCCCTTGGCGAATTCGGCGCCCTTGCCCGTCTTGCCCGGATCACCAGTCTGGCCAGCCTTCATGGGCTCAGCTTGCTGCTGCCCGAACATGGCCGTATCGCCGCCCTTGGCGAACTGGGTGTTGGTGGTCTTTTCCCCGCGCTTAACGCTACCGGCGCCGTGCAGGTCTGCGACTTTGGCAACCATGGTGGTCTCCTGTCAGGCTGATCAGTGCCTTACCTGTCATCTAGCCTGGGGACTGTGAATAACCCCTTAACTGTTAGAACTGTTGCTCGACCCAAGTGCGCGGAGTTTTCTCGGTCACGATCTCAATGG